TCATCTTCAGGTGCAATAGGTGCTTCGTTATTCCCATCCAGCGTGGGCAGAGGCACACCCAAGGCCATCTCAACCTGAGCCCGGTATGCAAACGCAGCGTGCTCTGCAATGTGCGCCATGAGTGCGGCCATCATGCCCTGCGCCATAGGGTTCTGCCCAACGGTGGACATAACCTTTGGGTCTTGCATGAATGACTGGTGCGTCATCATGTGAGCTTCATGGTCTTGATAAGCAAAAGCCTTGATAGGCTTGCCTCTCAAAACATTCATGTTTTCCGTCACCGGGTCTTGAGGTTTCTGATCTTCCGGGATGGCGACAAGTTTGTCGGCGTTCTTAATACCCAACACCTCAAGCATCTGCCGGTGAAGCTGAGGCAGATCGTAAATTTGTGGGGCACCTTGAGCCAGTTGAAGTGCAGCTTGGTACTGCATGATCCGCTGCGCCATCGTGGCGGCGTTGGGATCGCTGACAGGAATGACCTCAACTACATCGTAGTCAGCCTGCTTGACCGACCGATCCCCGCCTTCCGGGGTGTACGGGTAAGAGGTCGGCAGGAAATCACGGATGATTCCCTTTAGGAGTTTGAACTCCATCCGAAGCGAAGCGTGAACCCGCGCCTGGACGGCGCTCATGGTTTTAAGCTGCCGCTCCAAAATTGCCAGCGTGGTTCCCACCGGAGCCTGGGCCGACATATCGCTGACCTTTAGATCTGCGATAGCCGCAAGGCGTCGGCCTTCTTCCGTGATGCGCTCAAGCAGCATTGACAAAACTTGGCTCGGCTCCTTGTAAGGAAGCGGCATGATGTTGTCACGCACACTCCCCGAAGGAATGTCCACATCCCTGAACTCGCCCGGAGCAATCGGAGTGTCATCGCCCTTGATCCGAAGTCCGCGAGACTTCAAGCCACCGGGCAAGTTGGACAGAGTTCCAGCATCTACAAGTTGGCGAATGATGGAAGTGCCTGCTCGGGCGTAGCCGCCGATCAGATGGATGTACCCAAGCCCGTAAGCCCCAAAACCAGGGATGTACGTGTACTGGACGAAGTGCTGGCGCTTGAGTTTCTTGTCGTCGCCTTCTTCCCAGTTTCTGCGGATCGCAAGAACCGTCTGAGTACCCCGCTCGACTGTGACCACATACGGCAAAGGAACTTCATCTTCGTACCCCGGCATGTCCCAGTCTACGTGGATCTCCAATACCTGATACCGATCATCATCGGTTAGGGTATACCCTTGCTCCTCGGCCTTTTTCTTCTCAATATCAGTAAAGAAACGTACTGGCTCACCCAGTTCTACGTCCCTGTAAAACTTTGCTACCTGTAGTTTCTTGATCTCATTCTCAGTTTTGCGCATGACATGAGTCACACGCTCGGCTGTGTACACGTTTGACGCCCCGTAAGGCATGATCAAGTCTTCAGCCGGGACAAACGGGGCCGCAGGCAGTTCGGTATTCGGGTTTGGGTAGATCTTCTTGAACGCCGACCCAGCAAGGCCAAGGGAATACAGCATCCGCTCATGCTCGGACCTGTAATCGATCATTCGCTCGGTCAGCATGTAGTTCATGTCATCACGAACCCGCTCTGCCGCCTCTTCTTTCAGCCGGTCAATCGCTCCGATGATCTGAGTTTTCACCGGTCCTTGAGCCGGGAACGTCTCAGTAATCATCTCCGACTGAAAACGGATCGCCGCTTCAGTCAAAAGCGGTGAATACACCCCACAAGCCCCGTTCCAAGGCTCAGTACGCTCTTCGTACTTCATGCCAAGGACTTCTAGACCCTTGACAAACATATCTGTCCAGTCTTTGCGACTGTTAATGTCCGCATCTACGAGGGAAACAAGCTCAGAAGCCAGGGATTGAAGCTCCCCTTCGTCCATGTACTCCGCAAGATTTGCGTCAAATGTGTCCGCAGTCTCAGGTTCTGGCATCAGTTCAATCTCAACCCCGTCAATCCCAATTTTTACGCTCTCAGGGTCTTCAATTTCAATCTCAAGAGCCGGTTCTTCGGTCATAACACCCATGTCAAGGGGCATCATTTCGGGAGAGAAGTTCGTTGCCATATCAAATCCTTAGTAGAAAGCGACTTTGCGCTTGAAAGACCGCATTTCGTCCTGTTCGTCTGTCTGTAGACGCAGGAAACCACCCTGCCGGAAGCGGATCAGGGCCTGAACAGCACTGTCTACGTCATCATCATGGGGTGCGTTGGGGAAAGCGGCCATGTTTTCGATGAGTTCTCTAGCCCACCGGGTGTCTGGAGCCCAGACTTTACCTGATTGGAACAGGTCTGCCACAGAATTGATACGGACAAACTTGTCGTTCCCCCTGCTTGGCGTGTATTCAGACACCGGAATGCCCATCGCCCGCAGTTCAAAAATCAGCGGAGCGCCTGCGGCCTTTGCTTCCACGATGAAAGCATCAGGCTCCCACTCTCTATAGTGAGCCAGAGCCTTCTCTTTCAGTTCAGGGAACTCCATTCGCTTCTGAAAGCAGTCCAACAAGATGATATTTACGTCATTCTCGTCCTCATTCATGTGGAACACACCCCACGTAGTACACGCAGAGTAGTCGTTTCGCTCACCCTTAGTAAAGGCAGTGTCCCAAGACTGGATGATGAACTCACATGAAGGAGGCTTTTCCTTCTCCCAGATCTTCCACCACTCTCTTTTGACAATCGCCCCCTCTTCTGCGGTGGGATTTTGCTGGTACTGAGCGTTCCACTTGGCCGGTGGGAGTTCTTCTCTTAGAGCAGACAGTTCCTCAAGCGACCAAAACTCAGGCCATAAGGGTTTACCCGAAGGCATGATCGCCGGAAGTTCAATGACTTCCCACTGATCTTCCTTACCCAACTCGCCAGCGGTCTTTAGTATCCTGCCTGTTAAGTCCGACTTCGCCCATCTGGTCATTACGACCACGATAGCCCCACCCGGCTGGAGACGCTGACGCGGGCCAGATGAGTACCATTCAAACACGGAGTCATAGACTTCCGGCCTACCAGCGGCTAAAGCAGCCTCTTGTTCCGAGTGCGGATCGTCGATGATAAGAAGGTCCGCGCCCTTACCCGTCATCGTACCGCCGACGCCGATAGCGAAGTATTCGCCGTTCTTATTAGTAGCCCACCGACCCGCAGACTTGGAGTCTTGTCTTAAAGCAACACTAGGAAAAATTCTTGCGTACTCCTCAGACCCAACCAAGTTACGAACTTGCCGCCCAAAGTTCACCGCCAGATCCGCAGTGTTGGATGCTTGAATGATTTTTTTGTCGGGAAATTTTCCAAGAAACCAACTAGGCAGCAAGTACGAAGCAAACTGGCTCTTTGTGTGTCTAGGCCCAAGATTGATAATCAGCCTCTTCAACTTACCCTCAGCAATCTCCTCAAACTTCTTAGCCATCACCGCATGGTGTCGGCCATGAATGAACCCCGGCCACATCTTCTTCACATACGCCATGAAGCTCTTCTGACACTTCTCCCTTTCCAAAGCGTCTTTGTAATCTTGTACCTGCTGGAGCAGCTTCTCCTGATCCGCAGGAGACAGGCTCGCTACTAGATCATCCAGCTTCATTGTTTGACTGAAACTCCATGCGCCATTTTGCAATCGAGATGTTTCGTTTTACATCAAGCAACTGATCATCAGGCCAAAACTCAGGCCACGTAGAAGAACCATCACTCTTCATAGCAGGTATTTTTACAACCTCCCACCCGCCAAGTTCTTCAAGGCGAGCTGTCAAGTCATACTCAGAACTCCTGCTCATCACAACAACCATAGCGCCCGCAGGTTTTAGTCTGCACATTGCAGTGGTACTAAACCAATCAAAGGCACTTTGAAAATCACGCTCTTTAACAAATCTTTTTTCGTGCAAATCATCAACAATGTACAAGTCAGCCGCATGCCCACAAACAGCGCCACCAACACCAACAGCTACAGTTTTTCCATGCTGAGGAAACACCTGAGCGTATTTCTGTGACTCCATCAACTTGTCAACGCGCTGCTTAAAATTTACAGCCAGATCCCTATAGCCAGCCGCTTGGATCACCTGTTTCTCAGGAAACCGGCCAAGGAACCAGCTAGGCAACAAGTACGAAGCAAACATCGACTTCGTAAACCGAGGCGGCACGTTTAGAACCAGCCTCTTTATCTTCCCTTCAGCGACCTCTTCAAACTTCTGCGCCATCAACTCATGGTGCGGCCCACAAATGAACTCCGGCCACATCTCATTTACATAGTCCAAAAACTTGTCCATCTTTTCTCCTTTACGTTACTCCATGTTGCGGAATGAGATGTACGTCGGCCGAACAGACCTGCCCATCCCCTCAACTCTCTTCAAAGCACCTAGCTTCACCAACCTGTCCACAATTTTCTTCGTGCTCCCAAGCCCAGGTTTCCCACGTAGCTCACAAATGTTCCTCAGGCTCGGCCCGTACCCAAACCGGCACCACCACACATCTATAGCCAAAAACACTTCCTTCTGAGCCTCAGTCATCCCCATCTCCAACACCTCCTCCTTGGACCCATACACCTTCCTCAGAGGACTCTGCAACACTTTCTTCGTGCGCCACTTTTTATTCATTTGAAAGACAAAAGCCCGGTGGTTGTGGCGACCACCGGGCTTTTTTGCTGCAACTGAGTCCGTAGCGGGACAGCACACGTCGGGTGCGCCGATCGATGAAGAAAAAGAACTTGCATGAGGCTAGTAACCCTGCCGCTTTCTTCTCCAACGCTGAACATTGCAATTCAGCGCGAGAGCATTTTACCTAAATAGAACGTGATAAGTCAAGACCACTTTTGCGGTTTGTTGTGGACATCCGCCGCGCAAACTCTGCCATCAACGTCTGCGAAATCCACTGCACCGCATACGCTTCCTGCTCCCTCCCAGGTTTATCTTCACCATAGAAGTCACAGTACTCCTGCCACACATGCACCGCCTCATGGACAAGAATGCCAGCCACCTCAACAGGATCGCGCCCAGCGTAGTTGCTTAAACAAATCACCGCACACAGATTCCCATCTTCATTGTTCAAGTGATGCGCCGTCGCATTTGCCTGCGGCGTAGAAAGCCAAGAACCATAGTGCTTGACCTTCAGCGTCTTCATAGCCCCCTCGTATTCCTTCTCACTCAAACACAAAGTGAGGTACGGCCCCGGCGCTGAAATTCCTCTGCTAAGCCACTTGTTCATGAAAATCCATTACAAATCAACAACTTAGCGCACACTCTTAAAGTGTTACTTTACTTCCGTTAAATTTAACGGTCGCCAAATTTTTAGCCTCGCCACAACCCACGTTTCCGAGAAAGTCCTTACAAATCATAGACTTAGCCACGTTTGTTAAACCAGTTTATGTCATCCGTTAAATTTAACGGCACCAAATTTTTTGCTACCCCCCACCACTTTTTGTACAAAGACTGACCGGGGGGTGTCGCCAGATCGAGGGGTGGGGTCTGGTGAGGAGCGTTAATTTTTACGGCATCCATACAAACACAGGGGCGTTGGTGTGGAATAGTATGTTCAAGGGCGCGGGACTCCTGCTGCGTCATCGGGGGGGTCCGGGTGCGGTGGGGTCTCGGCGCTGGGCTCCGCGTTTCCCTCGGCTGCAGCGTTAATATTAACGGCAAGCTCGCGCATAAGGCTGTCGGCATCCGCCTCGATGATCGTTGCGTCTTGCGCCTGAGCGGTGAGGATGCCGCGCAACTCTTGCATGACGCGGGCGCGTGCGTCTTCACTGCTAGATATGGTCCTGACTTCCTTCCTCTCGGTGAAAGCTGCCACTTCTGTAACCGTGCCCAGCACCTTAGCTGCGGCTGTTATCTGCCCGGCCTTGCTATCGGGGTCAACGATGACGCGCACGAGGGATTGAATGACTAACTCACGCAGGGCGGCAGGTGAGCGCAGTTTCGCGGTCTCTAGTGCCAGGGTGTAAGCCTCTATCTCTCGGGACACCCGAGGGTCTGCTGCCAGTCTGTAGGGTTCTGCTTCCATTGTTTTGGCGCTCTTGACGTTGTACGCTGCTCTGTAGGCGTCTGCTTTCGTGCTGCCCTTCGCTACTTCGTGGGCAAACTTACGCTGTTTTGCGGTTAGCTGGCGGGAGACATCTGCACCCAGGATATGGGAGATGGGGACTTGATTTAGTCCCTCCTCTATTTGTTTCCTGCTTAGTCTCATAGGTGTTTGTCCTACTGGGGTTCTGTACAGTATAGGGGAACAGGGAGGGAAAGCAAGGGGCTGCTGTTCGCTTGCGCTCACTGCCGGCGGGCTCCGGCCACGCACCAGGGCTCGCACTGTACGTTTATACATGAGGGAAAGTCCCTAGTGACAAGGGCCATGCAAGGGC